AAAGAATAAGGCTGCAGAAGCGGTTAGAGTAGCTAGTGGACTGCCATCTTATAAAGAGGGTATAAGCCCAAACTGCTATAGCTGCGGAAAGCTGAAGGAAAACCCAAAGCAAGGATACTGCTATGAATGCAAAAACGCCAAAGAGAGAAGGGTTCCAGGTATATGCAGGATGTGTTCTGAGCCATTTGTAGGCCAAAGAACATGTGGCTGTGCAGAACTGGAATCTATAGAAAGAATGGAGAGAAAAAGAGATCCAAATCATGCGGATTTCTTTTTTAAGGAAGAGTCCAGGAGATTGGTGGCAAGGGCAATAAAAAAAGGATTTCTAATCAAACAGCCATGCGAAGTTTGCGGAAATGATAAGGTGGATGCGCATCATGAAGACTATACTCAACCCTTGAAGGTTATGTGGTTATGTAGACTTCATCATATGCGCCTTCACGCTGAGAAAATCAAATTAAATAAGGACTTTTAATATGGCAATTGCACAAGTACAAAACGATCCGATCTATTCGTTACCGTTTCAATACATCTCCGGTCTAGACCTTTCCATCGCTTCTACAAAAGTAATTGCGATCGCTCCAGGTCAAGCTAGAGATTCTAATGACATCCTCGATATGCCCGTTGGATATCAAGACATTCAGGGAACTACATCTCCAGAAACTCTGTTCAGTGGATATCGCCAGCCTCTGCTAGTTAATACAGCAGTTGTCGGCGCTAACGGATTGGATGCAGGAGCTTTAGCTGCAAGTTCTCAGTATGCGATTTATTTGATTGCGGATTCTCGCGGGTACAAGAAAGAGGCTGGCATTATGACATTGTCTAGCAATGCGTATCCTCTTTTGCCGCTGGGTTATGACTCACTAAGACTTCTTGGCTTCGTTTCTACAAATGCTTCTACAAACTTTGTGTTTTCCACAAACAAGCCACAAATGATGAAGAGCGCTAAGTCCTATGTGTTAGCTCCAGCTGTTTCCGGGCTTTCTGGCGGTACTTCTACTACTTTTGCAACTGTTGATTTGAACTCTGCTATTCCATTAGCAACACTACCGAACGTTATTGCTACTTTAGCTGTAACTTTCATCCCTGTTTCTGCTGGCTCTCTAGCTAAGTTCAGACCATCTGGTTCCACAGCGACAACTGGTTTAGTAACTATCTCAGCAGTTGCTGCTGGTGTTGCTCAGACTCAGTACATTCAAGTGATTTGCGGTGTTGACACTTCAAAGACAGGTATTGATTACTTAGTAAGCTCGGCTTCAGATAGCCTAAGCTTTTCTGTAGTTAGCTATACAGGTGTTCCTCTAGAGGCATACCCTGCGTAGTATTTATGACTCATGACTTAAGATAAAGATATGCCCCTTAACGGGGCATTTCTTTTTGTACTAAGTATTAGCAACTCTCTCTCGATAATCCATTACACCTTTTACATAAGACAGAATGGCAATAATTCTAAAGTCCGTTGCAAATGGCACCCAGTTATATTCCATGTAGTGACAAAAAATAATTACATAAAATAAAATAGAGGATGTATATAAAATTGCTTCCTGGAAAGACTTTTCTTTAAATCCCATAAAAAGAGATACGATAAAATTAATCACCTGAGCCTCCTAAGAATGTAGAGCCATAATTACGGCCATTTAAAACAGACCTATTGTTTGAAACGAAGCTATCTACCATTCCCGGTGCGTAACGCGCATAGACTAGTCCGGCCCCATAACGAACATATTGATTGCCAATAGGTGCTGTAATTCCCATCCCTAGATTGGCGCCATGGATAGCACCTTTTGCGCAGCTACAACCCATTTCTCCATAGCTCATTCCGTCAGAAGCAGCGTAGTCCATGCCCGTAACTACTGCGCATCCGACAATAGGGAAAAGCACAACAGGATTGCCACCTGATATGTCTTTCGTGTTGCTGATATCTATTTTAATCATATTCACTCCATTAGTTGCTATACACCCTTACAATTAGGTGCTATACACCCTTACAATTAGGTGCTGTAAGATAATATAATTGTATACGTACTATTACTTGTTGTAAACAACAATGTTGATATTTATTTAAACTCTATTGAGAATACCTATGCTCATGCAGCGTTGATATTTTGTGATAAACTCAATACATAGTCTTTTGAAGGAATCAGATCATGTCCTATACAGCGCAGCAACTCATTAGCCGGGCCTGGTATCTCTCGGGCATTGTATCTAGAAGCTTACAGACTCCTACGGGTAGTCAGATATCAGATGGTCTTGAGATGCTTAACTCATTATTGAATTTTAAGCAGATTGAAACAGATCTTATTCCTTACTACACGTACATAGAGATGCCGCTTGTTGCTGGGCAAGAGTTCTACTTTCTTCCTTACGTAGCTTCTGTAGAGTCGGCGACTTTCAATCTTGATGTTGTTCGCTACCCCATGCAGCCAACGACTCGAAGAAACTATTACGGCTCAGCAAGGGCGGACAATGTAACGTCTCTTCCATTCAACTGGAACTTCAATCGCTCTCTTGGGGGCGGAAATCTGGCTGTGTACTTTAAGCCTCAGGAAGACTATCCATTGAAGATGATGGTGAAGCTCTTTTTAGTGGACGTAGGGCTCACTACAGACATGACCAACGTGAGTGAATCTGTTCCTTATACATTCATCAATAGTGCAAACCAAGGCTACGACACGGGCTATCTAGAGTACTTGAGATATGCCTTGGCGAGATACATGTGCTCCGAGTATGGGATATTATTTAATCCACAATCTGAGCAGATATTTCAGGCTATGCAAAGGGAGTTAATGTACGTATCGCCCCCTGATTTATCCAACAGGAAGGCCTCTATATTGAACGCTAATAGGGCCAATGGTTTGACATACGCCCAGATAAATATTGGCATGGGTTATACGCCCGGGTAATTACCGTGTTCATACTTATCTAGTCTTAGTTATATTTGTCTATTGATTGTGCTTGTCTCGTGTGGAATAGTGTTTACTTTAAGGCATTGTGTAAACATGGATGTGTATGATTGATGAATTAATGGGCATAAACGGCGCTACGCAGGCAATGGAGATATCGAGGACCGCCCTTTACGAAAGAATTAGGCGCGGTGTCTTCCCTAAGCCCATCCCGAGTGATTTGAAAAGGGTTTATTGGCTCTCTCATGAGGTCAGGGCGATTGTCAAAGCTATGCGCTCCGGCTCTAGTGATGACGAGCTAGGAAAAGTTGTTCAGATTATATACGAATGTAGAGAGCAGGGCCTAGAAGATGCAAGGAAGATTGCTTCCCCGGCTGCTGTATGCGCGCGAAACATTCTTCCTATTAATGGATATGTATCCGTGCAAGGGATTTGCGATAAATACCGCAGGAGCCTTGGATTGGATGGCGGTGATTATGCATATGGAAGGGTTGTTAGAGGCAGTCCTATTGGATCGGCTCATGATGATTCCGGCTCTGTAGTTGAGAAGGATGCTTTTGTGGCTTTCAAGAAAGAGCACGGGTTAAGATTCATAAGCGGGCTCAAGGATTATTTGCTTGTTAGGGAATGCGATCTTATAGCTATATTGGAAGTTTAGCGCCTTTATTGATAACAGGAGAAATCATATGAACCCAGAAAATATTTTAGTTAAAAGAAAAATGAGCATCAAAGATGTCATGGAGAGAATAGGGCTATCCAGGGCTGGCCTGTATCTTAGAACGATGAAGGGAACATTTCCCAGGCCTATCAAGCCATTCCCCAAAGAGGCCTTTTGGTTTGTCAGTGAGATAGACATGATGGTGCAGGCTTACAACTCGGGGGCTGATAGATATTTAATAGAGAAAGCTATTAAAGAGATATACAGCAAAAGAGAGAAAGCATCCCAGGAGTTTGGCGATAAGCTCTTGGACTCATCGGATTTATAAGGGCGCAGTAAATCCTAATCCAGATATATTGCAATGATATCAATAAAATAATCAGTCCTTAATCCCATTGGGGGCTGACAGTGGACTGCTAATTGTACCCGCAATGCATGCTACAGCTATAATAGAATCATTCGCATTGAACCTAAGATTCTTATGATTACTCGAGGCCCAAACTTTCAGCAATATTTATTAAATATCGTCGGCTCTAGCTCCTTTGGGAGATACCCCAAGATATCCATAGAAAAAACCTATAACATGTTCCAATCCGATACCGCTCTTGTCCCATACTCGGGATATAAGATTGCGGTTAGCTCTTCTAAGCTTCTGGATGCATCAGAAGGCCGCGGTATATTTGCCAGCGTGAAGTTTGGAAGGC